TGTGGATATATTTCAGCCCCGTAAGCGTCCCTGTACCGGCAGAGATTTTTGCGTAGTTTGCTCCGCTTTCCAAAACGGAAAATCCGGAAGCAGACAGGGTATGCATCGGCTCATTGAAAATGATTAGATCGCCGTTCTGAGCTGTGCCATTAAACAACTCCTGGCTTTCTTGTCCTTCCGCAAACTGATGTTCAATGACAGAGATCGCGCTAATTTTTTGATTATCTGTAACTGAGCCAACCATGTCCGTCTTTTTCGCATCTATTGTCGATATGGTTCCGTCCCAAAACGTCTCCACTCGCAAAACACCATTCAAATCGGTAGTAAGACAAGCGCCAATAGCAAACAGGACTTGATTGAGATTGTCTCGTGCGGAGCTGTTCGGTGGGCTACAATAGGGGAGCCATCCATACACCTTAACATTCTTTAGATTGCTTTTTACAATAACGGGGATTTCACCGCAAATATTCTTTATGATTGATTCTGCGGTCTGTCCGGTGTAAATTCCGCCGGGATGGAGCATAGTGTCTAGCTTGGATACCGCTGATATCGCATACAGATGATAGGAACTAGGCCCAGTTCGTTTGATACTATCTACATAGAGGGTTTGTCTTTGCTGATCTCCATGGTAGTAAACCACCTTTTCCCCAATGGTAGCCAAGATTGTGGAACTATCCAGTTGACTATTAAAGTCACAATCAAGCGTGTCCATTTCCAGGACATCGTTTAAAAGAGAAGTAGTTAAATTGACGTTTCCGGACGTCAGATTATAAATCCCCGTTATTTCTATATCACCAACGAGAATTCGATTAACTGCCATTTCTTTACCTTTCAATCAGAGGGAATGTGATTCCACCCCATAACTCTTTCCCATTTCTGGTCTTGATTAGGAATTGGGCGGGGATGTTGTTTGAATACATTTGCTTTGTTACATCTCCGCCCTCCATAGGGTCTGTATATGTAACTGTGACATACTCGGGCAGAATAGAGGAGAGAACGAGGCTTGCTTCTTCTAGCGTCAATGGGCGGCAAGTAATATCCAATCGATATTTTATGGCTATCCGATCTCTCGTAAGAAACGCATCATCGATTGAGCGTGTGGCATTTGGGCCGTCTACATCAGCCCTTTGCCACTGTACGCCGCCGAACGCAATATAAGGCGTCAAATCCGTTCCGTTTACAGTCAATGTCACGTTTTATCCTGCCTTTCATGTAATGGGAGAGCCCTTTTCTCGCTGCGTCTGTTGGTTGTATTTGTACAGGCTCCTCGACACCTGACGGCCATCCAGAGAAACTGTTGTATCTTTATCGTTGACTGCCTTAGTAATCATTGCACCGATTGCCATGACCGCATTGATGACTCCGGTATTAGCAGAAGCGATACCGTCAACGATTTGGTCATTGTTCGCCACCGCTGCTCGGTTGCCCATTTGACCAACTAGCTCAGGCCCATCCTCACGGGCAATGAACATTTGCCCATGCTCGGGGAAGCCGCCGGAGGCGTATGCAGTGATATCCTGAACAGAATAGCTGTTGGCCGAACGGGAGGAAGAATTTTCCGAACTATACGATGCGCCATTCCCGAGATTTTTGATGGCATCTTGCAGCAGGCCAGAACTGGTGAATCCCTTATACATGTTATCTGCCATTTGCTTTCCTAGATTTTCAAACTGGCTCATATCAATAGATTGGCTAAAATGATTGATTTCCGTTTTCAAATCTTCCATTCCATCAATACCGGCGTCTCCAACTCCAGATTCTTCTTGCTTTAACCCAATAATAGAATCTGTAAGACCTTGAGTTTCACTTTGAAGATCACTGTATAGCTGAACCGATTGCATGTATGTTTCCTGTGCGGCTTTTGCCGCTTCGGTTTCTTTCTCTCTTGCAGCGACAAGTTCTCTGGCTTTCCCCCAACTGAAAATGTCTGTTTCGTTGAGTTCTTTTTGTGTGTTATTTAATGCTTCTGCGGCCGCATCATAATCCTTTGCCGCCTGTTGCATATCACGCATTGCCTGATATTGCTCTTTATAACTCTCAACAAGCATTTCTCGCAGGGCTTCCATTTTGGCCTCTCGCTCCAAAGAATCAATCAGCTCGTCAACGGCGGCTTTACTTTCTTTAACTCGTTGTGTTGTTTCATCAATTTCCAAATGTAGCCCATCAATGTTCAAATCGTTCAGGACTTGAACTTTTACCGCCATTTGATCTAATTCATAAGCAGATGCATTTGCATTATCGTTAATGGCATAAATTTCGTCTGCAAGCTGTCTGGCAACTTGGAAATCAGCAATAGACGAATCAAAATCTTCTAAACGATTTTTCATATTATTAAACGCTTGGTCTGTGCGTTCAGACGCTTCTGTGCAACGGTCAAGAATGTCCGCCATGATTGCAAAATCTTCCGATGCCGCATACGCCGCATTTGCTGCCGCTTCAACACCAACAATTTCGAGAACAATGCCAACACCAAGTCCGATAACGGCACCAGCGGCAGTACCGATAACAGGGACAACGGAGCCAATTCCCGCACCAGCTAATACAGACCCGAGTATTGTCATCAGTCCACCAGAAAGGGTTGCAGCGCCTTCTTTAATCTGCGCAGTAATTCCCATAATCACAAGAGACAATCCGACTCCGATTACTAGCCCAAAAGCGGCTCCAGCTCCCCCAGCAATGACTGCGCCGATGCCAAATCCAGCCAAAGCTCCTCCAATGAGGCCCATGATCCCATTTCCAATGTTAAGACCATCTTGAAGAATCGACGTGATAGACGAAATCAAGAGAGACACGCCAATTCCTGCAATTATGCCACCAAGAACCCCTTGCGCAGGATTTAGATTTTTTCTGAATGCAAAGTATCCGCCAAGCGCCCCTCCAGCCAATGCACCGCCAATAGCACCTAAAAGAACATTCCCAAAGTTCAGTCCGTCTTTGATTTGAGAGGCAATGGACATGACCATCAAGGAAAGTCCAAGACCGACAACAGCTCCAAGCAGCATTCCACCAGCCCAAGTGAGACCAAGTTTCTTAGCCAAAAGCAGGCCAAGTCCAGCCCCGGCAAGTGCTCCTCCAGCTGCGCCTTTTAGGATGTTTTCCCATGTTAGTCCATCCCCAAAAAGAATGTCTTTTACACTGTCAATTAGCAAAGAAATACCTACCGTGAACATCAACCCGCCTAGCAAAGCCTTAAGGCGGCCGATATCTGTAAACAACGTCCTTGCAATTCTCCACGCAAGCAGTGCAGAACCGATGGGAATGATATAGTTGTCAAGTAAGTCTTTCAAAACAGGTTTGATTTCGTCCACTTGCTTTTTTAACGCATCAAGGGCGGTTTTGTCCCAAATATCCGGGATTTCAAGATCGTCGGTCCATTTTCCGACTTCTCCAGTATCCAATTTGATTTCGTTGGATGCACCAATGATATTTAGTTCATCGATTCCTAAAAGCTGCTGCTTTAGCTTTTTTAATTCGTCAGTTGT